GCAACTTGACGAAGATGAGAAACGACTGGTCAAGTTGGAACAAAGCACTGATTCGGGACGTGATCGACTTCCGCAGTGATACCGTTTGCTGGTGGACCTGGAGCAGGTTACATGAGAAAACGAGGGTGATTTGGCAGAGATAAAAAACAGAATAATCGGATCGGGTGAAGAGCCTTTAGATTCTATTTTATTCAATCCACGAAACTGGCGCATCCATCCGCTAAACCAGCAGAACGCTTTGAAAGGCGTGTTGGAAGAGGTTGGCTGGGTGCAGCAAGTCATAGTCAACAAGCGCACTGGCAATCTGATAGACGGTCATTTACGCTGTCAATTAGCCGCGAGGGAAGGCAATACCACCATCCCTGTGGTTTACGTTGACGTGAGCGAAGAGGAAGAGGCGCTGATACTGAGTACGCTGGATCCGATTGCTGGCATGGCTGCTACGGATAAGGCGAAACTTGACGAGTTGCTGGCTGGACTTGAAACCGAGAACCAGGATGTGCAGAACCTTCTGAACGATATTGCAGAAAAAGAGCGTCTGGAATATGGGAAAACGAGCGAGCAAATGGCACTTGACCAGGCGCATAAGACGCTGGCAGAACGGTTTATCGTTCCACCTTTTAGCATATTAGACGCAAGGCAGGGCTATTGGCAGACAAGGAAATCGGCGTGGATTACGCTGGGGATAAAGAGCGAGATAGGCAGGGGCGGACAATTCAATTTTCCAGACGACCATATTGGCGCTGATGGTAAATTTCATGCTGGGGATTTGCATCTCGGTGATAACCGAGATGCAAATGGCAACACCGTGAGACCATTTAGTGGTGCGCTAAAAGATAGTAACCAATTTCCAGATACGCTTGCGAGCAAGCGTATGTATGATAACAAAGACAATGGCTTGCTCGGATTCTCCGAGCAAGCCCGCAGTCATTATAAGAATGCGTCACCAGGTGGGTCGCCGCGTCCCGCGGCGACCCTATCCGCCGATGGGCATACAGTACGTGGGGATGGCAAAGGCAGAGAGCTTGCGACGAGTAGCTCGTCGCAAGCAAGGTTGACCGCATTGCAGAAGACGGGCAATTCCAGTGCCGAAGACTTCGGCACTGAGGGAAACATTAGTGAGCAGACCGGCACGTCAATATTTGACCCTGTATTATGTGAGCTTGTATATCGCTGGTTTATGCCTTCTAACGGACACGTGCTTGACCCATTCGCAGGCGGTTCGGTAAGGGGCATAGTGGCGTCAATGTTAGGGCATAGCTACACCGGCATTGACTTATCTGCAAGGCAACTTGATGCTAACAGGATACAGGCTGATGAATTGCTTACAGACAATAAGCCTAATTGGATTGTAGGTGATAGCAAGCATGTAACCGAATTAGCGCCTGGTGAATATGACCTGATATTTTCATGCCCGCCTTATGCTGATCTGGAAGTTTATAGTGACGACCCAAACGATCTGTCAAACATGGCATATCCGGACTTCAAAAGCGTATACCACGAGATTATTTATAGCGCAGTATCTATGCTAAAAGACAACCGCTTCGCCTGCTTTGTTGTTGGCGATGTGCGCGACAAGAAGGGCTTTTATCGCAACTTTCCAGCGCATACGATAGAGGCGTTTCAAGATGCAGGCATGACGCTTTATAACGAGGCGATATTAGTAACCGCTGTTGGTTCGTTACCTATTAGGGTTGGCAGGCAATTCGGTTCATATCGCAAGTTGGGCAAGACGCATCAGAACGTGCTGGTATTTTACAAGGGCGACGTTGCAGACATCAAAACGTGGGGTGAGGTTGAGTGCGGCGTACCGGATAAAAGTGAGCACATTGAGCAATTATGAGGGTAACTGATAAGCGCATGTTAGACGCAATCAAGAAGAACGGCGGTGCTGTCTATTTAGCCGCGCGGGAGTTGAACGTCCGCCTGAACAAGAACGTGGCAGAGTGGGACTTTGACACGCTGGCAAACGAATTCGAACTTGACGACCTGCTGGACTGGGGCTTCGACAAGGGCGAGCTTGACTTGGAAAAGCAGGTGAAAGAGTTGACAGAACGGCTTGACGCAATGAACGGGAGCGGCGATGATGACTGACTTCATCGGTGGGCGTGAGTGTTTGTGGACGTACAGGCGGTGCGAGAAGACGAGGGTTATTTGGCAGAGATAAAAAACAGAATAATCGGATCGGGTGAAGAGCCTTTAGATTCTATTTTATTCAATCCGCGCAACTGGCGGATTCACCCGTTAAGCCAACAGGACGCGCTGAAAGGCGTGCTGGAAGAGGTCGGCTGGGTGCAAGAAGTCATTGTCAACAAGCGCACTGGTCACTTGGTAGACGGGCATCTGCGTTGTCAACTTGCGGCGCGTGAGGGCGCGAAGACAATTCCGGTCAAGTATGTGGATTTGAGCGAGGACGAGGAAGCGTTGGTGCTGGCGACGCTTGACCCTATCGGCGCAATGGCGGCAACGGATAAACAGAAGTTGGATGAGTTGTTTCAAGAGATTAATTCGGACAATGAGAACGTGCAAAAGATGATGGCTGAGATTGCAGAACACAATGGAATGTTTGACTTGCCATCGCTTGACGAACTTGGCGATAAATATGGCGAAACAAGCGAGAGGGATTTCTGGCCGGTAATTCGGGTTCAGGTATCACCGGAAACAATGGCAAAGTACGAAGCGATTATGGATTCACTGCCTGGCGATGATGAAGCGGAAAAGTTTGATGCGCTTGTATCTTGTTCCATGTAATGCGATGGCAAATGGAAATTTAGTTGCTGAGGATAGAGGGTTAATTGAAATACATAATCTCAATCGGGGGGGAGCAGATCCTAACGGTATGAAGTTGCGCATTCTTTTATCCTACTGGTATTACAAGGATACCGAACTTGATGCTCTATTCGAGAAGTATTTCACTCCACCTTATCCGGATGTGTTTGCAGACAGCGGTGGATTTTCGGCAATGACACAGGGTGCTCAAATTGACGTGAATGAGTATGCTGCTTGGATAAAACGCTACAAACACCTATTCAATACTTACGCGAATTTGGATGTGATTGGTAATGCAGGTGCAACGCTCGACAATCAGCACCGATTAGAGGATCTGGGAGTTGAGCCAATTCCGGTGTTTCACGTCAACGAAGATTGGACGCAACTTGAAAGTTACATAGAACAATATCCTTACATTGCTTTAGGTGGCATGGTTCCATACATGCGTTATACAAAAAAGATAATGCCCTGGATTATTAAGGCGTTCAAACTGGCTGGCGATAAGTCTGTATTTCACGGGTTCGGTGCTACGTCTTGGGAAGTGATAAAAAACTTACCCTGGTATAGTGTGGACAGTTCAAGCTGGGGTGCTGGATTCAGGTTTGGGCGAGTTCCGTTATTTGACGAAAATAAGGGCAAGTTTGTCACTGCGAAACTCGGCGATCCTACTTCGTGTGGCAAGGCTTCGAGATTGTTTCGCAGTCTTGGATTTGACCCGTTGGATTTCGTTGACCGCTCCAGGAATGACAGAGCGAAAATCTGTGCTGTGAGTGCATTGTCTTACATGAAGGCTGAACAATGGCTCAGAGAACGGTGGGGTGAAATTCATATACCGAAACGTAATAGTGAACCCGTAGACCTACGGGTTCACATTGCAGACGCGAACCCTGCGCGTTATGGCGAAGCGGTTGCTGGCAGTGTAGACGCAGACCTGCGTCTACACCTATCGGATACTTCAAATGGTATCAATTATGGCGACGCTGACAAAGGCTTGAAAGTTTATGGAGCCGTAACCGGTGGCTCAACAGAACAAAAACCCGCAAAAAATATGTCAATTGCTTCAGCCACTGAAGCAATTGACGGCTTAAATTTGTATCTTGCAGACAATACTATCCCTAACGGGGGGGGGGATATAGGATTGGCAATGCAGAAATTAAAACAAAAATCTAATTAGATATGAGGAAACCATGAAAAAAACCAATTTAGTAATCGTATTGACCGCAGGCTATTTGCTTTGCCAGATTATTGCGGATGTGACCGCTTCAAAAATGGTCGACCTATTCGGCATTTATGTTCCGGCTGCAGTTTTTATTTATGCTTTGACATTCACATTGAGAGATGTGGTTCACAAGCAACTTGGCAAGCAGCAAGCGGTCTTTATGGTCTTGACTGCTGGAGTTGTGAATGTGCTGATGGCGGCATATTTCATGTTTACAGTGTGGTTGAAACCAGCGCCGTTTTGGGGAAATCAGGAAGCCTACAATCTGATTCTCGGAGTTGTGCCGCGTGTTGTTGGTGCGTCAATTCTGGCTGAGATGATTAGCGAATTGATTGACACGGAAATCTATCACCGCATCAAGCACTTAGCGCCCTGGAAGCGTGTACTCGGATCAAACGCGGTCAGTTTACCAATTGACTCACTAATATTTGTCTCGGTTGCGTTTGCAGGAACAATGCCGTTATCAGCTTTGATTTCAGTGATGTTAGGTCAAATTCTGTTGAAGGCTGTGATTACAGTAATAAGTATTCCGCTTATTTATGTAATTCCCGACAAACCTCTTACACCAGAATTGATAGATTAGAGAGTTAGATGGCAGTCAAGTACAGCACTAAAAGTATTATCGAGGCATTATCATCTCTGAACGGGATGGTATATTTGGCTGCGAGAAAACTTGGCTGTACTCCACAAACTATATATAACCGAATGAAATCGAGCGTGGCAATTCGTGAGGCTTGCGATAACGCGCGAGGCGAGTTGATAGACATCTCAGAGCAAAAGCTACGGGCGGCTGTTATGAACGGCGAACCCTGGGCGGTGGCTATGGTGTTAAAAACACTCGGCAAGTCACGCGGTTACGTTGAGCGGCAGGAAGTCACGGGGGCGAACGGCGGCGCAATCGTTGTAGATTGGGATGGCATTGACAGCAACCAGGATTAACGCAAAGCCGCATCCAGGGCAACTTGAGGTGCATAACTCGCAAGCGCGGTTCAAAGTCCTGTCGGCTGGCAGGCGTTGGGGCAAGACGCGGTTAGGCGTGAACGAATGCTTGGACGCGGCAGCGCAAGGCGGTCGGGCTTGGTGGGTGTCACCTTCGTACAAGACGAGTGAGGTAGGTTGGCGACCATTGCGGCAAATTGCCCGCAAAATCCCGAATGCAGAGATCAGGCTGGTTGACAGGATGGTCACGCTGCCAAACGGCGGATTTGTGGCAGTACGGAGCGCTGACAATCCTGATAGTTTGCGTGGTGAGGGGCTGGACTTTGTGGTCATGGACGAGTGTGCGTTTATGCAACGAGAAGCCTGGACGGAAGCAATCCGACCGGCGTTATCAGACAGGCAGGGCAAGGCGTTATTTATCAGCACGCCGAAAGGGCGCAATCACTTCTGGGAACTGTATCAGAAGGGCATCAATAGCGAAGAGGGCTGGCAGTCCTGGACTTTCCCAACTATCAGCAATCCCTTTATACAGCCAACTGAAATTGAGGCGGCGAAGCGTGATCTACCAGAGATGATATTCAGACAGGAATATTTAGCCGAGTTCATTGACGATTCAGGCAGCGTGTTCAGAAGGGTGCAGGATGCGGCAGTGTTAGAGCCACAAGAGCCTGACGCCAATAAGCAGTATGTGGCAGGGGTTGACGTGGCAAGTTCGATTGACTTCACTGTGGTCAGTATCATGGACGTCAAGAGCAAAGAGTTGGTCTATTTAGACCGCTTCAACCGAGTGGATTACAACGTGCTGGAGAACAGGCTTGAAGCCCTTTACAGACGCTGGCATCTTGACTCAATGAAGGTTGAGGCTAACAGCATCGGGCAACCTGTTATTGATCACTTATACGCCAAGGGATTGAGCATCATTCCCTTCACGACCACGAGTGCCACGAAGCAGGCAATCATCCAGGCTTTGCAGTCCGCGTTTGAGCATGGTGAGATAAGGATTATAAACGACCCTGTTTTGGTGGGTGAATTATTGAGTTTTGAGAGCAAGCGTTCGCCGTCAGGTGGATTTAGTTACAGTGCGCCTTCTGGAATGCACGATGATACGGTTATGAGTTTAGCTATTGCCTGGAGCGCTATTGCAGGCGATGTATGGTTCTTTAGTTCCTACGAGTAGGAGGGATATGCCAGAAGAAATTATCAGACATTTTATAACGGACGGAAAGTCTTTCAAGAGCATCGACCTTCCGCAATATCCCGATTCTGCATGGGAGTGGATCACAGGCGCACCGGAGAGCAAAGATATAGACCTTTATTCACGTGTGGCGGCCGTTTATCGCTGTGCTAACCT